AGCACTTGAGGAGCTAGAGGATATGTATGGTGATGCGTTGCATGGTCGAAAGAACTATGACCCTAATTTATTGAGAGACTATGGACATCATGTAAGATGGAAGGTGCAGAAGATATTACCAGAGAGATTCGGAGAAGCTAAGAATAGAACAGGCGTTGAGATCAGTGATGGTTCATTGAAGATAGTTTGGGAGACTGGATCAGATGAAGCTACCTGATAAAAAGTATAATACCATAGTTTTAGACCCACCATGGAATATAAGTATGTCTGGGAAAAATATTAAAAGAAAAAAACAAGCAGAAAAGCTTGATTATAAAACAATGTCTTTAGATGAAATAAAACAAATACAATTAAGTAAAATAGCTAATATAGGTTGTCATATTTATTGTTGGACAACTAATAAGTTTTTAAGACAGACATTTGATGTTTTGGAAAGTTGGGGTGTAAATTATCACTTAACACTTGTTTGGACAAAACATAATGGAATGACGCCTAATTTTGCTTATAAATTTGCTACAGAATTTTGTTTATTAGGATTTTTTGGTAAACCAATGCAAAAGTTTTTAAAATGTGGAAAATTAAATTGGATAAACACTAATGCACCAAGAAAACACTCACAAAAACCATTTTGTTTTTTTGATTTAATTGATGAAATGAGTCCATCACCAAAACTGGAAATGTTTGCAAGAGATAGAAAGCTTGGTTGGGATGCTTGGGGAGATGAGGTTTAATGCAAGTTAAGATACCCTATAAGCCTAGAGACTTACAGGCTGAGATGCATAAGAACTTGAAAAGATGGAATGTGCTNGTNATGCACAGACGNTTTGGTAAGACTGTATTTGCTGTCAATCATATGATTAAACATGTGTTAACTTGTCCTTTACCAAGACCAAGAGTTGCGTTAGTGGCTCCTACGTTTACGCAAGCTAAGAGGATTAGTTGGGATTATGTTAAGTATTATGCTGGAGTTATACCAGGTGTTACGTTTAACGAGACTGAGCTAAGGGCAGACTTTCCTAATAATGGTAGGATAATGTTATTGTCAGGTGAGAATCCAGATGCGTTAAGAGGTATATACTTAGATTTGTGTGTATTTGATGAATATGGTATGCAGAATCCTAGGGTATGGGGGGAGGTTGTAAGACCAGCACTATCTGACAGAGAGGGTAGTGCCATCTTTTTAGGTACACCAGCAGGTCATAATCATTTTTTTGATATACTACAACAGGCTAAAGAGCAGGATGAAGAAGGTTCTGACCAATGGTACTGGAAGATTGCTAAGGCTAGTGAGACTAAGCTAGTGAAAGATACAGAGTTAGAAGCTGCACAGGTGCAGATGACACCAGAGCAATATGAGCAGGAGTATGAGTGTTCATTTACGGCTGCTATTATCGGTGCGTACTATGGTAAGTTACTGGCGGCTTTAGATGATGAGGGTAAGATTACCAGGGTTCCTTACGATCCTGCATTGCCAGTACATACGGCTTGGGATTTAGGTATTAATGATAGTACGGCTATTTGGTTTGCACAGGTTTATAGAGGGGGAGCTGTTAATGTTATTGACTATTATGAGAATAGTGGCGTTGGCTTGGACCATTATGCTGAAGTCCTTAGACAAAAAGATTATCACTGGGGAGATCATCTTGCTCCACATGATATTGAAGTTCGAGAACTGGGTAGTGGGAAGTCGAGATTAGAGACTGCGTTTAGTTTGGGTATACGTTTTAAGGTAATACCTAAGATGAAGATTGCTGATGGTATTAATGCTGCTAGGATGCTTATACCTAAATGTTATTTTGATAGAGATAAATGTGCAGAAGGTCTTGAGATGTTAAGACAATATAGACAGGAATGGGATGACCGAAAGAGGATGTTTAGGGATCAGCCAAGACATGACTTTACAAGTCACAGTGCTGATGCGTTTAGATATTTAGCTATTGGGTTGGAGAATCGTACTAAGATGACAAAAGCACCACAGACTGTGGCAGTCAATGAGTACAATCCCTTTTCAATGTGAGGTATTCGCAGGATTATCGTGATGCTATTGATATGGTGCAGTATAGTGAGCATCATAGAGATTGGGATGACAAGATGCTGCAGAAATATATTGAAAGACCTTTAGGAATTATGCAGTATAAAATTATTAGGAATGACATACATGAGCCATTAGTGTTTGCTACATGGGGATTTCCTACAGATAAGCAGGTAGACAGTTACTTTGGTAGTAAGTATTTTCCTGTTGATGGGTATAAGGCAGGTGGTAAGGATTTATGGTTGGTAGACTTTATTGCAAAAAAGGGTTATACAAGAATTGGTTTTCTTGTTTTGAAGAAAATGTTTATGCGTAGTGGGCATAGGCGAGCGTTTTGGTTTAGACCTGAGACTGAAAAGTTAGGGTGGCATATTGTGAAAGGAAAGTAATATGGGTGGTGGTCCTAGTGGTGGTGGTGACGATACCAATGTAAGTAATAAAAGTTTATCAAAAGCCAAAGCTGCAACAAAAGCAAGAGATCAAAGACAAGCTATGGCACAGTCAGGTGTGCAAGATCCACTTGAGTTTACAAGATTGGCAGAAAACTTACAGGCACAAAAGTTAGAAAGATCAGCAGCAGGTGCATCCTTAACTGGTAGTAGGTTAGGCGATTTAGCTATACCAGGTGCAGGTACTTTATCATTAGTGCAACAAATTGCACAAACACAACAGGCTAGAGAGTTAAGGCGTGGTGGTGAAATGATTACTGATGAATCAGGTGAATACAAAGGCGTAGTAAGCACAAATTTTTTAGGTGGCAGAGTTTATAGTGGTGATCCTGCTTTTGATCCTATAGGTGGTGGTACAAACAGTGATGACAATAATTCTATGGTTACACAAAGACCTGACATAACACCTGAAAGAACTGCTGAAGTTACACCTGAAGTCATACCTAATGATGAACCTATTACAACAAGATACGCTAGAAAAAGAACAAGACGAGCAGGACAAGGTGGCACAATCCTAGAAGGATATGGTGTATTAACAAGACCTGCTTCTAAAAGATCAGTAACGTAGGAGATTGAAATGTCATTCTTAAAACCTAAAGTATATGTTCCACCACCACCACCAGTGCCAGAAGAACCTGCACAAGCTGATTATGAAAAAGCTGCTGCTATGGCTGGTGAAGCTGAATCACAAGAAAGAAAAAAGCGTAGAGGTCGTGGTAGCACTATAGTTGCTGGTGCTCTAGGTGATTCGACAGATACAACAGGTGGCACACCAACTTTGTTAGGATAGGCTTATGATGAATGTAAAAGATATAGTTGCTAGATTTCAACATGTTGAAGGTCAAAGAGACAACTGGAATAATCATTACCAGGAGTTAGCTGACTATATGCTGCCAAGAAAAGCAGACATAGTTAAAAAAAGAAGTCGTGGTGAAAAGAGAATGGAGCTTATCTTTGATGGTACAGCTTTACAATCTGTAGATTTATTATCATCTAGTCTTCATGGTATGCTTACATCAGGTGCTACACCTTGGTTTCATTTGACTATGAAAAACGAAGAACTAGGCAGAGATGAAGAAGTACAAAGATGGTTAGAAGATTCCTCGCAAAGAATGATGCGTGCTTTTACTATGTCTAACTTTGAAACAGAAGTACATGAGATGTATGTTGACCTAGTTGTGTTTGGTACTGGGTGTATGTTTGTTGAGATGGATGACAAGACATTACGTTTTAGTACAAGACATATATCTGAATTTTACGTTGCAGAAGATCAGTATGGTATTGTTGATACTGTATTTAGAAAGTATGAGATACCTGCAAGACAAGCTGTACAAAGGTTTGGCATTGATAATGTTGGTGCGTTTATAGCTAAGACGTTTGAGAAGAAGCCAGACGAGAATGTTACAATACTACATGCAGTTATGCCAAGAGTAGAGAGAGATCCAACAAAACAAAATAACTTAAACATGCCATATGCTTCTATGTATATTTGCATGGAAACAAAAATGATATTGGCAGAGAGTGGATTCCAAGAACTGCCTTACGTTGTTCCACGCTTCCTCAAGGCAACTGGGGAAGTTATGGGGAGATCTCCAGCTATGGTTGCGTTGCCTGATGTAAAGATGATAAATCTAATGTCTAAAACAATCATACAAGCAGCACAGAAGATGATAGATCCTCCACTATTAGTGCCAGATGATGGGTTCTTGCTCCCCATTAGGACCCAGCCTGGAGGTCTCAACTTTTACAGATCAGGTTCAAGAGATACAATAACACCATTACAAACTGGTGCTAATATACCTATCGGATTAAACATGGAAGAACAGCGAAGATTAGCAATACGTTCTGCTTTCTTCGTTGACCAATTACTAAGTGGTAGCCAACCAAACATGACAGCTACAGAAGTAATACAAAGACAAGAAGAACGTATGAGAGTTATAGGTCCTGTTCTCGGTAGATTAATGAATGAGATGCTAAGACCATTGATTGATAGGGCGTTTGCTTTGATGCTTCGTGCTGACATGCTTGCAAGACCACCAGAGATTCTGCAAGGCATTGATGTTGATATTGAATATGTATCACCACTTGCAAGAGCACAGAAGTCCAGCTCTGTAAATGGTGTGATGAGAGCGTTAGAAATATTGATGCCATTGTCACAACAGTTACCTGTGGGAGATCATATTGATCCTGATGGATTAGTTAATTATCTTACTGAAGCGTTAGGTGTTCCAAAGAAAGTATTGAAGCCGCAATCAGTTATTGATGATGAAAGAGAACAAAGAGCAATGATGCAACAAGAGCAGATGGAGAGACAAATGGAGCAAGAAGATGTTGCTACTGCTGGTCAAGCTGCTCAAGCAGTAAGAATGGTGGGTGCAAATGAATGATCAAATGGCACAACTTAAAGTTATGTATAAAGATATATTTGGGGATAACGCTGGTAAAAAGGTGTTAAGTGACCTAGAAGCACGTTGTAATTGGCGTTCTACTAGTTATGTAGCTGGAGATGCCAATGCTACAGCCTATGAAGAAGGTAAAAGGGCAGTTATACTACACATATACAACATGATGAAAGAGGAGTAAATATGTCAGAACAAGTTGCTGAACAGGT